GAAGAATAACATTACCAGCGCCGCTTTCGAATGCCTTTTGTGCACCGAGGCTAAGCGGTGAAGTATATTCACCTTTTCCATTCTTTTCAAGCGCGCTACCAAAGCGATTCTGGACTTCGTTAAAGTTGTAGAGACGGATTGGGTTGTAATAACCCGCTGGGACATAGGTATAGGTGATATTTACTAGCTGGTTGGCTCCAATCAAGCCACCATTGATACGGATGACCGCACCAAGTTCTTTATCTACTTTATAGGCTGTGGTTTCTTTGAATCCTTTACCGTTATTTGCCCCTTCGGGAGGATTAGTTGCGCTGTAAACGGAAATGACCGATTCAAGTTTAGACCCAGGCAGAGAGGCCAAGAACGGAAGCGGAGTTGGTTCCTTTTCAAATGTGAGCATCGTTTTTTCTGCTGCGGTTGCGGCGATACTGAGTGCAAGTTCTTCTTCGCCGATGGTTTCCACGACGGTTTTCGGTTCGATACCCGAACCACTAACCGTCGAGCCCACTGAAATCAACGCTTCGAGTTCTGCTTTTTTTTTGGTGATTTTGACTTTTTTCCCTTTTTCGATTGTGCCTTCGCCGATAAACGCGCCGCCGCCAAGGCGTACCTGGTCTGTGCGTGTCTGATGGCCCAAAGTAAGCCCAACAAGTACTACTTCAGAGGTTGAGGCAATAAGCGGAACCACCTGCGGGGCTACCGCCTCAGTGATAGTTACGCCAGGTGGTACATACGGAGTTGCCATTCTATTCGTTATGACGCAGAACCGCTGGCTTTGTAAGTTATAACTTGATTGGTTCTAAAGAAGCCGACATTCCCATTTGACCATCAAAGGCGCGCTCTCTATCTCGCCCTAAAGGAGGAAAGTTGTAATAATCTTCGTTTGGTACTTTGCCTTCGGGAAATTCATCGGGTTCAACTTCGCCATATTTACCCTCTGGCGTATCTGAAATACCTTCTGTATTCCATGGATATACCTTGACGCGCTTGACAAGACCAAGCGAGCCCTTATCCTCTTTTGGCGTGATACTATAGAACTCTCCAAGAATCGGAACGCGATACTCGCAGCGATAGACCCAGGTATCTTCTGCCATCCACGGAGCCATTTCCTCGCGCTCACCATAACCTGAAAATAAAACGGTGTTGACGGCGATGAAATGCCAATTCGAGTAGGGACTTAATCCAATCGTGTCATAAATGCGTTCCTGAAAGCTCTTTCCCTCTTCTCCAACCGTACCCATTTGTACGACTTCAACAAGAGCATCGGTAATCTTGTCACGGTCCACAGAACTTAGTCCGTAGACCTCTAGCGCTATGTCGCCATGATAAATACTGTGGTGGTACTCAATGAATTTTTCGTTGATGCTAAGTTCGCCGCGAAGTGACAGATTCGTTTCTCGCGTTTCGAATGCATTTTGACTAAGTAAGACACTTGTCTCGCTAAGTATACGAATAATAATAGCTTTTGCAGGAATACCATTACCTTTGACTTCAGTAACGCCAGGATATAAGTCATCAACCGTATTCAGCCCAGATAGTACGCCAGACCCTTCAGTAATTTTTCCTTTACCTTCAAGTTCAATTACGTCTACTTCAGGACCCCACTCTTTGTGGCCTACGCCTGCATTCTTGAGTTGCTGCTCATAGAACTTGACAACGATGGATGGAAAATTAACTCTTGTTGTTTGATAGTCAGGACCGATTTTTGCTTTGAGCAACGTTGGGTCTTCGTAAAGCGCAAATGCATTCTGAAGGGCCTCGGTTACTGTTCGCTTCAGGAAGGTCTTGTATTGTAAAGTTTGCTGCGCAACGTATTGTGGTTTGACTTTGCGCGGATTTGGTACAACTGATTGCTGGTCTTTTTGTTTAGCCATTTCAGCGGTCCACCTCAACCAAATAGATTGGGTCCGTTTTCGGGATTAATGAAGATTCCGCTTGCTGCGAAACTAGGTGCCTATTTCCTCCAGCCGTTAGATTTGCGGTATCTGTCTCGCGTCGTCCATAACCATCGCGTTGAAGAGCTGCTGCGCCTCTCATAGTAATCGGAGATACCTGCTTGAGTTGATATCGCTCAAACGTCTGAAGGATGTTCTCCGAGCCGTCGATTTCGCAAGTAATTAGCAAGTCATTATCGCCCACTTGTGGGTACCAGGGCAGGTTAAGACGTGCTATTTGGGTTCTTATGAGCGCCCCCTCTTCTGTCAGCTTATACACGTCTTCTGGTGCGTCTGGAAGAATGGCATATGTCAGATAACCAGGACCAAAACCGCGATAAAGCGGGGCTGCCTCCCATTCGGGTTCTGGTTCTTCTTGGATGACAAGTTCTGCTGGTTCGGTTTCAGTGGCAGGCTTGATCCACTCACCACGAGGGGTCTTTTCGACCGAGACGTATCCTATTCCGTATGAGAGTTGATCGTCGTGGATCGGCTGCTGGTAGATAGTATCGAGCCCTACGCTTGGTTCCGCGATGCCCTTTTCCACATCCTGGATCGTGAACATGTGCTTGATCAAGACCGGCGTTCCCATACGGCGCATCGTTTCCAGCGAAAGACGACGGCGGCGTAGGATGTCTTGACTGATTCCTTGGTCCCCGAGGTAGCGTATTGAATTGTGGTAAATGGGTTTTAGAAGGCCGCTAGGCATAATCAACTATTACACCCAAGAACGGTGCTCTATGTGCGGGTCTAGCTAAAGCTTACGGGCAACGATATTGACCGAACCGCAATCGGCACAACACCAATCTTGCCCCGCACCGTGGTTTTTGGATTTGCGCAATTGAAGATTCTCAATATGATTGTCTGCGCGATCTCCATTGATGTGATGGACTTGCTCCGAAGAGAGAAGTGGCCGCCCAAGATGCTCGGCCATAACGATACGGTGCTCTAAGAAGGTACCATTCTTTGTTCCGTCTGGTCCTTTTTGATTTGCCATCTCCTTATGAAAGGGGTGATTTGGGTCGGCCCAAATCAAGATATAGCCTTGGACGGTTTGATGACGACCGCCCTTCCATACGGGATTTCTTGGCCCAAGCTTAGCTTCTCGAATAAGGTCGGACCCCTCTTCTCTCAATACCTCTTTGATTATCCATTCAGAGGTTTTGAATTGCTCTCGAATCTTATGTTGAGCCACTCCGTCTTGCCATAACTTCAACATTTCTTTTCTTTGTTTGGCAGAAAAGTGTTGTCTTCTAAATGCAAAAGGTTCAATCCCATGTCTTTTTAGAACTCTAGTAATAGTGTGATGCGTGAACCCTAACTCTCTTCCAATTTCAGAAGCGCTTATTCCTGCTTGATATTTCTCACAGACCTCTGACTCTTTGTCTTTCGGAAAACGATAAGAAGGGCGATTTTCCCATTTTTTCGTCAAGATATAGACATATCCCTCCGACAGATTCGTTTGAGAAATGATTTGTAGATTCGATAGTCCCTGGTTCCAGAGATCATATACGGCTTGTTGGTTTTGGGTTAGTTCTTGTGCCATGTGTTCTAGTATAGCACAAGCCGGGTAACCTCTTCTAGTAGAACCCTCTTTGCAAGTTCTGTGTTCGCAAAACTCCAGTAGCTGCCAGCCTTCCGGCCTTTGAAAAAGTCAAGAGGGCGCTATGACCCAAGTTGAGTTCTTGGCGCTTGTAGAGACGTACCATCGAGATCCAGTCTTCGCGCTCTGTTGCGTATGCAGTCTGCCATGCTTGTGCGTAACGTGTGCGATCCTCGTAAGCGATCTGCGCGCCTTGTGGTACGGGCTGCTCAATGTAAGAACGGATCATATGCAAAAGCACCTTGCACATAACGCCCTTGGAGAGAAGCGGCATAAGGGGATTGATTTCTCCATCTCCGCTACGCCGAGCAAAGTATGAAACATCGTATTGAGTTGGGGGCATCTGAACGTTGATATCGAGTAGCGCTTCGGGAATGAAACGTTCGATTTTCTTAAGGTCGAAATGAGCAAGTGTATAATCGCGTAGAACTGGGCCACCCTCGACAGAGTCAAAGGAATCCTCGAATCGCAACCATACTTCTTCGGCCACAAGTTGCGGTTCTGTTGGCGGCGGAATATTGAACGGGTCAAGAACGGCGAAATTAATCATTACTGATTTGACCTCTTGGGTGACTAACGTGAACTGAGCCTGTACAAGATACTCTCCAGATTGTTCCGTGTTAGTCCATTGGAGATACCCTTCTCCGTTTTCTTCTATTTCGCCAGGCCATTGTGTACTTTCGAATTCGAGCGCAACTTCTTCTTCGGCAACTTTAGGTTCTGTGATTAACGACGAATAGTCGATTAAGACGGTTTCGCCGTCAACGACCTTCGTTACTATCGCTCCAGGTTCAATATGCGGCCCTCTGACGAGCGTCTTACCTGCGACCAAGCCCACGGTCGATGGAATGTCAGTGATTTCAAGCCCGCTAACGGTCCCTTCTTTTTTGTGGATAATTCCAGAAGTTGTTTTGACCGTAGAGGGGTTACCAATCAGAATGCCGTTAGGACCCTGAATCGTGAATTCGACTCCTGCAATGTCTTCCTGGGGCACAACGCCTTCACGTTCGCGCAGCGCAGCGCGTAGCTCAGCGGTATCGCTAACGTTGATTGGATTGAGTTGGTACCGTACTCCTAGCATGCCTACTTCTTATGTCTGCGAAGTCATGCTACAATGAGCTAATGCGAATTCTAAACGAGACAAATTTGACAGGCAAGCAGCGTATTAACTTGGCAAAGTACAAAAGCAAATGCGAAAGACGACTAGGTGGCAAGGTTGACATACCTCTCAAGGCTTCAGTTGATGGTAGAGTCCTGGCCGAAGCAATTCCCGATTCGCCGCCCGATGTCGTAGACCGAGCTATCCTCGGTCATCTAGACCAAGCCGAGCTTGAGCAGCTTGGACTTAGCGCAGGTTGGTTTGTCGTGTTCGGCGAACGCACCTAGTCTGCTATACTGCGAGACATGGCATACCACCACGTAGCCGTTTTCGAGTTGGACGGTCAATTTTTAGGGTACTCAATCAAGCAAGATAGGGTCAATAGGCTCCAATCCACGCATCTGTACGCCGAGGCGGAGGAGCAAGAGCTTGCGAAACGCTTGCAGGAGCTAAACGAGAAGCAAGCGATTACGTCCGTATGGCCTGACGCCCGAGACCCAGAGGTCCAGGCTCTCGTGAATGATCCTTCCTTTGAGCCTATCGAGATGACCGAGGAAGAGGTCATGGATACCGAGAATAGCTACATCGTCTATCTCAAAGACGCCGAGGGTGAGGACACTTTCGATATCGACCAAGAGGCTTCGGTTCTGAAGTACAAAACAGCTAAAGTTCCTCTACGCCCCTCTGACTACATGAAACGTACAAAGACTGCTTGTGAAACCATAGCCCGTCAACGTGCGAGCAAAGTATAATGTCTAAAAAGCACACACTCGTAGTCGCAGATTCACATGGTCACGTGGACAGACTAGAGGCGTTACTCAAGCAAGAGGGTATTCTTGAGGATTGCCCAGACGGCGGAGTCGTTCGTCGTAATCGCGATGTCGAGGTTGTATCTCTTGGCGATGTCGGACACTACGGAGACGACACACAAGCACGTGACCGTGTCATCTGGGAATATGCGGCTAAATGGTTCGACATAATCCTCTGGGGTAATCACGACCGCGCCGTTATAGATGGCCGTCATTTCTTCATGGGTTATAAGAAGCCGTTTCCCGAGACGATAGAGGCTATTGAACGGGCTCGCAAAAGTAAACAGCTACGACTAGCTTATGAGGCACATGACTTTCTACTTACACATGCTGGATTACATGCTTCATACAAGTACAACAATGCGCCTCATGAAGATGCTGCAACGATAGCGGCGTGGTTGAACGGCCATGAGGATGAAGATAGTCAAGTCGAGGATTTCCTTGCCATTAGAGACGCGATAAGCCGCTCTAGAGGCGGTTACAGCACTAATGGGGGCATCCTATGGCGCGACGCTTCTGAGAGCCTCTACAAACCCGTGAGACAGGTCTTTGGGCATTCGGCTAAGGACAAGATGCGTACGTATCAGACTGGTAAGACGGGCGACTCTTATTGCATAGATGTAGGTCAGCAATTCAACGGTCGTCTAGGGGCGATTTGGTTACCCTCAGAGAAGTTTGTTGAAGTAAAATTAGAGGAAGATAAATTACCGACCGATGATCGGCGACAACTAGTCATTTAGGAGATAAAATGCAAGTTTGGAATCAACAAATCCCAGTTTATGTAACGCGCAAGACGGCTGATGGACTAACAGGAAATTTGAGCATTCCAGCATGGATGTTTGTTCTTTTCGGAGTAATGCTTGAGATAAATGTTTTCCTTTGGCTCGCCATTGGTATTGGTGAGGCTATCAAGCTCATAACTTCCTGATGAGATTTACTGATGATACAGTAGGTGTGGTGAAAAATGACCTACTTCGTCAAGAGGTAATGGACGCCGTAAAACGTGGCGATAAATACATTGATATTGCACGACGCGCTGGCTTTACACGAGGAAAGTTCGTAGACACACTCTCTATGAAGCGCAGACTAGGTATCCTCCCAATTCCCAAACGAAGCTGGGAGCTTGATGTGACTTGGCAAACGCATATCAGCGCAAATAATGCCGAAAGAATTGCAAAGGCCCTTAATTAATGGATGTTTGGATTATTTTACTTTCGTTTTTATCTAGTATTGTGGGTAGCCTATGCGCATGGGTGGTCGTCATACATTATGACCTTGAGGGCTGGTATGAGCAGCGTAGATTAGAACGCGGCAAGAAGCTCAGCCGACGACAAATGGAAGCCGCTAAGAAACACGGATACTAAAAAATCGAAAGCGAAGGTGGCTTAGTTGCTCTATAATGTTCCTTCAGGGCCTTTTCATTTTTTATAACCGCCAAAGCCACATGAGGACCTTCATACGGAACATAATGCTTTGATATATTCATGTATTTAGTGTTTCCATCAAAGGCTATACCTCCAGGATTTAGTCCTGACCAAACGGCTCGAATGAATTTACGCTTGACGATGTACGCCTTGACCAATCTAAAAGGGTTCACAATGTCCTCGTAGGCTCGACAGATACAGTAAGCCCCATAACCTCCTCGGGGCGACCCTGCTTGCCTTTGATTCGCGCAAGCTTATCTGATATGGCTAACCTAGCATTATCAGTCAAAGGACCCTGCGAAACAATGGCTGGATTGCCTCCCGTTGGAACAAACTGTTGTACAAGCTCTGGCTGGCGATTAAGGTCTCCTAGCGCAGCTTTAGCTTTACCACCCGCACCTTCTTCGTTCTTTGCTTGGTAATTAGGGTCGATATATCCGACCACGACGCCTTGTTTGTTGTGCTCTGTCGCAACAGTGAGCTTTGTAATCGGCTTATCATTCTCGTTTCGGATTAAAGCCAATGTCGTATTGGTCTTTTGAATGTTGTGTGTCTGTCCTGCGGCCACTCTCTTTGCAGCGCCATTACCGATTATCTCGATACGTCCAAGATTGGCAATCAGAACATGGTCTTTCTCGTCGCCATCTTCAAGTGGAAACATATCTCCACGGACTCCGCGAGGTTTAAGCTCGATACGGCGCGTTTTCATATCCGACTGGCGCTGAAGTCTGAGCGAAAATGGTGAGGTATAGAGGTTACGAATCCATTTAGGACCCGTTGCATCTTCCTCCGCAATCTCTGCGGCCTCGGCCTCTTGTGCCTCTGCCTCTACCGTCTCAACTGACTTCTGCTGAGCAAGCCATGCGTCTACTGGTGCAGATACCTCTGTCGGGATAGGCAATCCTGCCGCCTTGAGCGTGGTATAAGTCTCTAACAATGCCGCCCACTGCTCTTCGGTGAACTCGTGAGTTACGGTCTCGACCTTCGGTGCTGCTTTGCTAGCGCGCGTTTTAGTTGTTTTGCGCTTTGCAGGTGTTTTTGTTGCTGTAGCCATAATGGCCTCCATTTCTATATGTGAACTTTTACTTGCGCTGCGGGTACTTCACTTAATCTTTACCCAACGGAAGGCGTACAAAACATAGCCACCTTGGTTATAAGAGATGATGCCCATAATCAATACAATAACGCCTAAACCGTACAAGCTAGGCGCTTTGCCTGCTGTTCGTCCTGCGGCACTAAAGGATCTTGATGTATATGCAACAGGTAAGCTACCAACGCCACCAGCAAAGGTAGCCGTACCAAAGGCTAAGTATCCGATTGATTGTAACGACGTTGAAGGGGATTGCACGATAGCCGCAATCCCGCACCTTAAGGAAGCTTGGCACGCTAAGTATAATTTACAATATACGCCACCAACCGAACTTGAAATCAAAACCGAGTATCGTAAGCTAAGTGGCGGCGAAGACACTGGTCTAGTTGAGGCAGACGTTCTCAAGACCTGGCAGACGGAAGGATTGTTTGGGTCAAAGCTCATCGCTTATGCTCCAGTACAACCAACTAACATTCTCGGCATTCACCAGGCCGTAGCGTTCTATGATGGCGCATATCTTGGAATCGAATGTCCCGCATCAGCTCAAGAACAGTTCGCCAACGGAGAACCATGGACATACACGGGTTCAGAAGTTGAGGGCGGACATTGCATTGTTGCTCTCGGTTTTACACAGAATGGCCTGCTTTGTGCTACGTGGGGTGGCATAGCCGAAGTGACATATGGCTTCTGCGCCCACTATCTGACTGAGGTATGGTGTCTCATTTCAGGCATCCTAGTAGCGCAGAAGAAAGATAGCTTGGGTATAGATATCGCTTCACTTAAAGCGGATCTTGCTAATGTCTAAGTTTGTCTAAATATATAGACAAAACCTTAGACAAACGCACAACTACTAGCTAGCTACTTTCGGCTAGATAGTATGTACAATGACATCGAGAGACAAACGCGCAGTCGAGGCTATCCTGGCGAGATGGGTGCTTGAGCAAGAACGCTTGAAAAAGACTTGACCTCCGCCGAGGCGGCATGCTATACTGCATACGCAACCCCAACCAGGAGGAAATATGAGCGCCCAGACAGCAACAGGAAAGTGCAACGACCCAGATTGTCCCGCCTGCCACCCCTTCATTGACCTGCACGAGACTACTCAGGCCCTAGATGACGAAATGTGCCCCGATTGCCGCGCAGAGATGGAGCAAGTATTTGAGGACGATAGAGCACGCGGTCATGAGCTAGCAGAGATCCTCGTAGAAGCCCGCGCAAAGCACGAGAAGACCGAGAGCCAAGACGATTGGGATACAGTCATCGGTTTAGCCTTCAGAGCCGTAGAGACGGGTTTGGCTATAGATGTCATACTGGCTTTGTCGGGGATAGCCGTTGCTGATTGACCCTTGACATAGGCTACGCTTTGTGATATGCTTTGGGTTGGATACAATTCCAATACGAAAGCGAGTCTATCATGCCGTTTCATGACGACCACGATCAAACAACCAACCATACCGACCAACTTTGTCCCGAGTGTTGTGCAGAAATGGACGAAGCGCGCGTAGAAAACGAGAAACTTGGCGGAGAGATAGCCGCAGATATTGTAGACAAATATCAGCGCGCTATGGAAGCAGACGACTCAGAAAAAGACGAGGGTCAAAAGCTTTGGGATGAAATGGTTGATATAACTTATAACCTTGATGACAAGGAGTATGCATCCGATGTCATTATGGGTTTGGCTGGCATTGCCTCTTTTGAGAAAATGTTGTAATGCATTGGTGCGCCTATCACTTGCAAGATGAGCCGGATAAAAACTTCCGTATAAAGAAAAACGGAAAATTGGATTCTTGGTGTATAGAGGGGCGTAATGAGAATAGTCGTAAGGAATATGCGCCAATCAAAGCCGAAGTAGCTGAGAAGAAGGCTGAATACGAGAGTCGCACGGAGCAAACTTGTACTGTATGTAAAAAGACCAAGCCGATTGATGATTTTCCTTTTCGATATGATCGTCCAGATAGGCGCGAGTCAAGGTGTCACGATTGTGTAGGGCGGATACGGGCTAAAAATCTAGTCGAGTATAATGAAACGCATCGAGAGTCGATTCGGGAAAATAAGCGAGATTACCGAAAACGCAAACCAGAGACCCATCGAAAAGCTGGACGTAAGCGTCTAGCTCGTAAGAACCGCGTACGACACGAATCATATACAGACGAGCAAATACGTGATCGAGACCAAGGTCTATGCTATTTTTGTAAAGAATGGGTAGATCCTTCTTTAATATATCCCGATTTACGATCTGAAGTAATCCATCACATTCATCCCTTTGCAAAGCATGGACCAAACATACCAAAGAATGTAGCATTAGCTCATAGTCAATGTAATAATAAAAATAAAGACAAATATACATTCGTATTTGCTAAAGGATGGAGTGTCACTCCTATCACAAACCAATTAGCTCGACAGATTGCTAAGGATAAGCATTATCTTCATCGGGCTCCTAATACATCCTATGCTTTTGGTTTGTTCCAAGACGGCGATAAAGATCCTCAAGGAATCGTAATTTTTGGTAGTCCCTCGTCGGGTCGTATTACGAAATCTATTTGTTCTATAGACCTTACAAAGGTAATAGAATTGAATCGTCTTTGGTGCCATGATGATGCACCTTTTGGTGCCGCTTCATGGCTAGTCTCTAAAGCACTAAAGTCGCTTCCTCCTTATATCGTAGTTGCTTATGCCGATACGGGAATTACGGACACGCGAAACGGTAGGTCGCACGATGGTAGTATCTATCGCGCTCTATCTTTTAACTACGCTGGACAATCTAAGCCATCAAAGGATTGGCGTTTACCAGGATCTACGCGTAACGTAGGAAAGAAAACTCCTGGGTCAATTTGTCATGAGGTCACGCCTAAGAATAGATTTTGGACCGTTACAGGAAACAAAAAAGAGAAGAAGATTTTACGTTCAATGTGTGAATGGCCTTCTCTCCCGTATGACCAAACAAAAGAGCCGCCCAAAGGCGGCTCTTAAGTAATTCGTTTTGGTTTGGCCTACAAACGCCATTCTCCTGAGCCACTCGTAACACCTTCGCCTGTTCCAAGGCCGCTGATGTTGAGCTTTGCAGGTGCTGCATTAGAGCTAGACTTGACAATCCTTGAGAGTCCTCTCGGATTAAGTACAAGCATTCCTATCATCTCGTCGAGCACCCAGCCCTTCATAAACTGCTCTACCTGGTGATTCTCCTCAACATCGAGAGAGTACATAACAGGGAATACCCCGATGAACTCTGGCTCAGCCGCGAGGAATACCTCACCCTGGGGGATGATAATCGAACGCTGAATCTGGAACTCGCCGAAGCTAGTAATACGGCCTCCTGCGAATACCTCGTCCTTGAATCGGAATCCAGTGACGTTCAAGTCCCAGTTATAGAGGTCTCGAATGTCTGCCGGGTGGGCAAGCACACGACGCGCCTCTAGCTGGTTGATTTCGATTTGTGAAACAGCGTTGTAGAAGTCGGCAGGCTCCAGAGGGTTACCTTCGCCAAGTAGAACGGTATGTTCATTGACGTTGGCTTCTGGTCCTGATGCTACTCCTACTGCTCTACCGCCAGTTGGTGCTAGTCCGATTGGACCTTCGCCAGCCTGTGCGTTCGTTAGTGCCGTTCCGAGTCCAACAATAGACTGCTCAAGAAGTAGGACTAGACGTGCGTCCTCCTGCTTCTGAATAGCCTGTCGAGACTCGTCCTGAGCATATTCGACTGCGTTCACACGGAGGTAATACAAGTCCTCCTTGCGGATGCGAGGGAAAGTAGCAAGCCTGAACAAAGTCGGGAATGCCTGCTTGCCCTCGAACGGAGTAATCTTGACCTCTGCGTCAGTGCTGTTAAGCACATACGCACGGCCTAGGTCGTCCAGGATGTCGTACGGCATAAGCGGACCGCGCTCTAGCGTATCCTCTACAAGGACGTTGCGAACAATACCCTCATAGCGTAGACGAATCTGGATTGGACCAATCATACCCTGGCCGATTCGACGCATCGCGTTACCCTTATCTGCAAGGATAGCTTCGAGGCGACCAATCTTCTGTTTCTTGGAGAGCTTTGGTAGGTCCTTTAGCTTCTCCTCGTAGTCAGCGGATGCCACTACTTGTCGTTGAAAGTTCTCGTACATTTTCAGTGGCTCCTTAGATCACTAGTCTGAACCGAAGAACAGACGGGTTGTATTCAATAACCTCACCGATTACCGTTTCGTTTGTTGACTTTTCAGTCGTCAAACGACCATCGGCTTGAGCATAAAGAGGTATTAGCTTTCCTTCTTTTTGTTCAGCTACTTTTGCAGCGGAAATAGTTCCGAATCCTGGCGCAAGCAGGTCATAGATTGAATCTGGACCCTGCCACGCAGAAACATTGTTGGTGTTTTTGACACCGTCAAAGGTTCCGCCGACCCATTGACCTAGAAGACCAAAGACCTCTGTCGCGGTGCCTCCGTCAGCAATTGCATAGTTTTCGCCAACAGTCTTGACGAGCACTGTACCTGGTACTAGCGAACCTTCAAATGTAAAAGCCGTTGCGGTACGTGTAAACGGTGAAGCTGCTGCTGCACCTGTTGCAACTACCCCCGCTTTATCAGTACTCAACGGAATACGAATACCGCCAGTGGTGTTACGCAAAGACGGGTCAAGATAACCCGATGTAGGCGTAGCCTGGGTCTGCCCCTGAACAACCCGGAGCAATCTTTTTTGAGCCGT